AATCCATATAGCGTGCTTGGTACGTTACCCGTACCGCCCAGACTTAACAAACCTGTTGAGAATGATGAAGCGACTCGTGAGAGTACGCGTTGTAAGCCCCTGCGGCTATTCTTCGTAAGGTTGTGGTTATGAAGCCACTTCCTAGCGAGGTAGACCTGCTCTCGAGTAGGTTTACTTCGTGCGAAGGTTAGTTCCGCCAGTCCTGGGTGTCTTACAGACCTAGCTGTTCGCTTTGTGTCCTTTAGTACCTGCATTTCACAGAAGACGCCGCTATCTCCATAGTAGCTCTTGCTTTTGTTGGGGACTAGGCCTAGACGGTTGAGGGCGTGATAGTACTCTCGTACTTGATCCTCACTCCAGAAACCGATAAGGTCGTCACCACAGATAGCAAATGTCTTCTGATTGCCTGAAGCACATACACCAGCGTAGTGGTTGAGTAGGGACAAGATAGTCCAAGTAGTGCCAAGGCCCATATGGGCTCCTTGGCGCGTCTCTTTGTCTGTCCCGATGATCTCAAATCTGCGAACACATTGTAGTAATGCTACACGTGTGCTGCCGGTTATGTGTAGAGCGTCGCCTATAGCGTTAAGCACTGTTCGTCCAAGTTCATGATCGATGTAGTCGCTAGCTGCGGTTAAGTCCGCACTAAACAAGTTAGCGTTACTACGGTTCGATCTGACGAATATGTTGCCCCCCCTGAGAATTGCACTAGTCGCTCCTATCTTCTTAATGACTGGCATGAGCCTTTCGGCCATGTTACGAGAGAAGTGTGCGAGCGCTGCTGGATGCAATGAAGCTATCCTGACTTTTCCACCCAAGTCTTTCACAACAGCCGGTTTAACCATCGGCTGTACGTATTCCCTGGGCATCTGGGGATATACGTGCCTACTTTCGTAGGTATGTGTTAGTCTTGAGGTCAAGAACCTACTGGTTCTGTAAGCCTCGATAGCTGACATAGGAGGGTTCGCTGGCGCTTGCCCCCAGGCTACTAGTTTTGCATAGATTTTGTCTTGAAGAGCACTATGCTCGGCAATGTGTTGGTTGTTCAACTCAACTGTCGCTTTGGTGAATATACGAGGGTTAGATTCGTCTATATGACTAAGATGAATCTTTCTCCTCTTTATAAGGAACCATTCGTCGTACAGTTGAGATACCACACCGCCTTGCTTAGTGGACTTCTCTATGCAAGCTTTGTCTGCAGGTACTTTACAGAGGGGATCGAATTCACTTCCGACCAGGTCACGATGATCACTGAATATCTTGTGAACATG